AAAAAACTGCCCACATTGCAATAAAGAAATAAATTTAAACTCAACAGCAGACATAGCTGTTTGTCCTTATTGTAAAAAGGAGATTAAAAAAAATACTAAAAAATTATGAAATATGACGAAACAACTGTAAAGAAACTAGAAGAAGTATTCGCAATAGACGGCTCTGTTGAAGAAGCTTGTTATTATGCTAACATTAGCAGACAAACATACTATGACTGGATAAAGAGAGATCCTAAGCTAAAAGTTAAATTTGACAGATTACGAAATAGACCAGTTTTAAAGGCTAGAAAAGAAGTAGTAAAAGGCTTAAATTGTTACTCAAACGCTATGGACTACCTTAAAAGAAAGAAGAAATTAGAGTTTGGAGATAATATAGATGTTTCAACACTTGGTAAAGAATTACCTAAAGCGATTATAAACTTAAAAGACTACAATGAGCCTCTTCAAGGAAACAACAGCAACGAAGAAGATATTAAAATTGAGACAGAAGATTAGAGCTTGTGCAGGAGGAACTTCGGCGAGTAAAACAATATCAATACTTTTATTACTAATAGCTCTAAGTCAATCAGACAAGACAAAGAAACTAACAAGTGTAATATCAGAAAGCACACCCCATTTAAAACGTGGAGCTATAAGAGATTTTAAAAACATAATGATTTCACATAATTACTGGAATGATAAGCTATGGAACGCAACTGATAGCATATATACTTTTGAAACTGGAAGCCAAATAGAGTTCTTTTCAGCAGACCAAGCAGACAAGTTAAGAGGTGGCAGAAGAGACAGAGCATTTTTAAACGAAGCTAATAATTTGACGCTAGATGCTTTTGACCAAATAGAGGTTAGAACAAAAGAGTTTATCTTCTTAGACTGGAATCCAACTAATGAGTTTTGGTTCTACACAGACGTTATTGGAAAAAGAGAAGACTTAGATTTTATTACATTGACATATAAAGACAACGAAGCATTAAGCAAGGAAATAGTGAAAAGTATAGAAGCTAGAAAGAATAGAAAAGGATGGTGGAAAGTCTACGGATTAGGAGAATTAGGAGAAGTAGAAGGCAAAATATATAGAGATTGGAAGATTATAGATGAAATACCACACGAAGCAAGGCTTGAAAGATATGGAATGGACTTTGGATATTCTAACGACCCAACATCAATAGTAGCTATTTACTATTATAATGGAGGATATATATTTGATGAAATAACACATAAGAAAGGATTAAGTAATAAACAGATAGCAGACATATTTAATAATCAAGAAAATAGCGTACTAGTAGTAGCCGATAGTGCAGAGCCTAAGAGCATTGATGAGATAAAAGACTATGGAGTTAATATATTGGGAGCTAAGAAAGGACAAGGAAGCGTAAACCAAGGCATACAATATGTTCAATCTCAACAAATAAGCGTTACGAAGCGAAGCACAAATACAATAAAGGCATATAGAAACTATCTTTGGAAAACTGATAAGGAAGGTAAGATAATAAACGAACCTGACCATTATCTATCAGACCAAATGGATGCAGTAAGATATGGTATGGATGATTTAAAACCATACGATGATGACGAAGACGAAGAATTTAATTTATACACAGAATATTCATAGGCTCGAAAAAACATTATGAAAGAAAATAACGAAGAATTAAATAGAGAGCAATTAGAAGGAGAGATTGTTACTTACATAAAAGATTTTAAAGCATCACAGCTTGGACTTTCTTTTATAACTGAAAATGTAGCCTTTGATATGAAGAACGTAGTAAGAAAGAACCGAAAGAATTACTGGGGTGTATTTGATAAACCTATTGATCCAACCACAGGAAGAAAGAAGATTTGGTCACCTCTGACTAGATTTGTTGTAGACACTACAGACAAGAACACTAACATTGATGAGAAAGAAATTACATTTAGAGCTAAAAGCCCAGACAGACAAGGACTTACTAGAATTGTGAGGGGATATGGACAGAATCAAATGAGGAAGATGCACTTCGGCACAAGAATGGATGCTCTACGTAAACAAAAGTATATTGATGGAGTTAGCATTGTAAGAATAGAGAAAGCTACTAAAAACAAAGATGGTATATCTGTAGAAATGAAAAGAGTTGATAGACTTAACTTTGATATAGACGAAACAGTGGATAGTATAAAATTAGCAGGTGGAGTAGGTGAAAGAGATTTAATGACACCTTATGATGTAGAACAGAAAGACGGATGGATGAACACAGAAGATATTAAAGGACAACAAAACCTATCAAGGAATGACGGAGAATTAGGAAGCACAGCATCCAATGAAAAGCTTGTAGATGTTTATAGATACGAAGGCTTAGCTCCTAAATACTTTATTACAGGCAAAACAGATGTAAAAGAAGGAGAAGATAAAGAAGATGAAATGATACCTCAAAGAATAATTATTAGCGGATTAGAAGGTGATGAGATTAAGGTTCATTTAGTAGAGAAACTAAAGAATGATAAAAAGACTTACATAGAAAACTGGTCAGAGAAGATACCAGGAAGATGGACAGGATTAAGTCCAGCAGAAAGAGTAACAATGATGCAGTTATATCAGAACGGAGTATTAAACACTCGTATTATTAAGAACAGCGTATCAAGTTTAGGACTATTTAAGATAAAGAAAGGAAGCGGAATCACACCACAAGCTATTGGAAGATTAGCAGGTAACGGAGCAATCAAGGTTAGAAACATGGATGATATAGAACAATGGAACATTAACCCAGCTGATAATGCAAGCTATAATGACGAAGAAGTAGCCACTAAGTGGGCTCAAAGAGATACTAATAGTTTTGATAGTGCAACTGGAGAATCAGGAGTTAAAACAACAGCAACCGAAGCGGCGATTGATGCTAGAGCGTCAGGAAGTTCGTTTGAACAGATGGGAGCAGAAGAAGCAAGCTTTTGGGAACGTGTCTTTAATGAGCAGATATTGCCTATATGGGGCAAGAGCATTAAAAAAGGTGATATAGTTCGTCTCTCACTAGATGGAGAGGATTTAAGACAATTCGATGTAGAGTTAGCAGATATGGCAAGCGATCAGTTTATTAAAGATAAGGGAGAACAAGGAATACAATATATTGATGTAGCAGAAATAGAAGCATTAAAAGCTAAGATCCTAGAAGATTTAACTAAAGGAAATACTGATAGATACGAAACAGCTATTGAAGATATTAATTTAGCAGATTATGATTGTGAAGTAGTAGTTAAAGCACAGAGATTTGATAGAAACTTAGTAGCCCAAGGCTTAATGAGTTTAGGACAAATGAATCCAGCATTAATGGAACAAGTAATACCAGAACTAAATGACCTATGGGGTGTAAATTTAAGAGTTCCAGCACAGCAACTAGAACAACAAGGGCAAGAACAACAAAAAGCACCTGCTAACGTGCAACAACAATTAACTCAAGCAGTAACTCAACAAGGATTATAATATATGCCAGACGAAGAAAAAGAAAAACTAAGCGAGGGTGAGAAACTATATAATCTCACTCAATCAGACGAGTGGACTATATTTAAAGGAAGAATGGATGACATTGTATTAAGGTTAGCTGATATAAGAAACATCCCTTTTGAATTACAGGATAAAGAAGGTAAATCACTGCCAATACCAGCCGAACAGAGAACTTACGAAATGCAAGTGAGAGAACGTACGCTAATGTACTTACAGCAAATAATGCAAGGAGTAACTTCTGACGTAGAAGAATACAAAGATTTAATGAAAGAATTAACAATAGATAGAAAGGATAATGATTGTATAATTAGATTTGATAACTGACAATATCCCCTTTATAGGGGAATTTGCTGGGTATTAAGCCTAGACTTTAACAATTAAGACAAAAGATTATGGGAAATGAAACCTTACCAGAAGGTTCAGAACCAGTGGTTGAAGAAACCAATGGCGAACCTACAGGCGGTGAAAACGTAAGCGAAGCTCTATCTTTAGAGGACATTAACAGTCTTCTTAAGAAGGATTTCAAAGACATTGAAACTGCTAAAAAATCTATTAAAGACACACAGTCTTTCGTAGGAAAGAAAATGAAAGCAGAAGACAAAGTAGACCCAACCACTTTAGAGAGGATGGATAATCTACAGAGTCAGTTGGACAATTCTAACTTTTACAGGGAAAATCCAAGTTACGACAATAAGGAAACTAGAGACCTTATTGACGCTATCGGAGGAGACCCTGAAGAAGTTATAGAGAAAGATGTTTTTAAGAACACGTTTGAGAAGACATCCGCTTATGATAAATCACAAGAATCTAAGTCTGTATTGCATAATTCATCAAGATTAAAGCAAGTTTCTACAAAGATGGATGACGCTAAAACAGCAATGGATAAAGCTAACAACGCCGCATCAAGTGGCAATGTTACAGAAGCTTTAGCCGAAAAAAGAAAAGCTGACGCAGATGCAGTCGCATCAGTAGTTGATTCTATACTGAATCAGTAGTTGATTCTATACTGAAATAGAACTTGCCAGTCTATATATAAAATGGCAGACAACATTCTAAACACATACGGGGACACTTCCCTTAAGGAAGATGTAGTTTTAAGAGCTGTAGAAATTCTTACAGCGACTGAAACTAAAATCTTCAACATGCTTGGAAAAACACGAGCTATTAATACAGTTCATGCTTACCAAGTAGACACATTAAGAACAGCATCTAATACTACTGTTACTGAATCTGGAGCTTATACAAACTTAGCTAACACTACACCAACAAGGTTAACCAATATTACTAATATTATTGCTATTCCTTTTGATGTAACCAGAACACAGCAAGCAGTTAGTCACTATCAAGAAACTAATGAGCTTACTAGACAGACTAATAAGGCTCTAAAAGATTGGAGTAATAATGCTGAATTTAACTTAGTTCGGTCAACATTGACATCAGGTGCAAGTGGTACAGCACCAACTATGAGTAAACAAACAAACGGTTTGACAAAACACGTTAACAACATTATACTTAAAGCATTAGAATTAAAGAAAAATCTATGCTTACTAAGTGTAAACAATGCGGTTTAGAGTTTAAGGCTAAACCATCACAAATAAAAAAAGGTAAAGGCTTATTTTGTAGCAGAAGATGCTATGGAGATTGGCAAAGAATTAATAAACCTAGCCATTGGGGAGTTAATTCACCAAATTTCGACAAAGATGAATTGTTAAAAATAAGAAAAAATCATTCCAATAAATTAAGGGGTAAACCGTCATGGAATAAAGGAAAGAAACTAAACTATATGCCAGCTAGCGTATTTAGAAAAGGAGAACATGCTGGAGAGAAACACCCTAATTGGAAAGGTGGAAAAACACTTTACTGGAAAAAGAAAGCATTGGAAAGAGACAACTACACTTGCCAAGTATGCAAGTTAGAAGACAAAGATATAATGGATGTACATCATATTAAAGAGTTAAAAAGTGAACACAAAAGGAGATACGGTGTTGATGAT